TACTTTCTTCTTTTCCATTTCCAGTTTCTCCTTTACTTTTGAAATACTATCAGCAACTTTCACATCATGACCAGCTCTGCCTTCTGCGACAAGTGCCACGTGGTTTCCTCTGATGTTTCTTATGACAAAATCATAAGGAACGCCTTCGAACTCACCCGGTGTGAAATCTGCATCATAGGCATATGCACAAGAGATTTCCTTTGCACTTCCATCTTCGATAGCTTTGATAGCTTCTGAATCTGTGATTGATAAGCTATTTTTTAAATACTTCCCATCGAATACAGCATCCGTCCCTGTACTTCCCACCTGAAATTGCTTTGCAGGATTATCGGCATTGATTTCGTGGTGATCCATTAACAATGGCAAGCCGTTGAATGTGTCTGTTGCCTTTTTCAGCTCATCCGGGTCTCGAAGTGCGTAGTAAATTTCATCGGGCTTATACCCATGCGCTTCCCCGTCTGGGATTTCTGAACCTAGGTAAGGGTTCACGCAAGCCTTAGAAATAGGTGTGAGCTTAACATGCATGTAGCCGTTGCTGTCAATCGTTCTCATTTTTGGTTCGGCATCAAAAATGATTTTTGCCTTTCCGTTCATCGTTTCACCCCCTTTCTCATTCCTCAAAGCCAGGAATTACTGGGACAAATTGGCAGTTGCAATAAATGAGTTCCCCCGGCTTTACATATTCACCTACGTCCGAATCATAAAGACCTGTATCAAGATCAAACAATTCGCCGTCAAATTCAACATGCGTGTTTCTGCTTGAGTGTTCTCCTGCGACGTGAATCCATCGACCTTTTTGCAAGCCATATGACTTTGCGTTAGCAATAGCCATGGTTTGGGTAGTCTTATTCATTTGATCTCTTGCAATGAGTGACGCCCGTTCTGCGCTAATCTCTGCCATATCAGAAAGCTGCTCCGTAAGGTATCCTATATCTCTACCTTTGGCGTATGCGTTCATGATGGTCGTTTGAGCTTGTGCGGCAGCATACTGCGGTAACGTGTGCCAAAGGTCTACGCTATCTTTGACTGCCTCTTTTAAGACTGCTTTTTGATACCCTTCCTCAACATTCCGGTGAACGGTGAATCCGTACTCATCCAGTTTTTGAAGAATGATTTTATCTGCCCTTCGATACGTCTTTCTCGACATCCATTGTGCAAGCTCTTTTGACAACTCATCGAACTTTGGATACCATTTCATCCTTGACTTTTTCATAAGGCGAATAATAAACCGTTTGTTTAGTCCGTCTTTAGCTATGTTGGGGTTTCTTTTGTCCTCTGCTATACGCTTCTCATATTCAGGCTTGACCTGCTCAATAATATCCTTGTACATCGCCCGAACCAATGCTTGCATCTTTCGCCTCATGTGAATTTCGGTAGCCAAATCGGGTGCTGTTCGTCCGATGCGCCGTTTATCCCTGTCCATTCTTCATCGCCTCTTGCTCTTCGGGACTGTACCCTTCAATATCAGGTTCAGGAATTTTTGATGGATCAAGCGGCGTGTCATAAGCCACTAAATCGTCATACCCGCTGTTCTTGTCTTGAATGAGTTTGTTTCTGATTTCATCTGCTCCAACCACACCGAGACTTGCATAGATCGAATCGGTTTCAGCTTTGACTTTGTTTGTGTTAGCTTGTGCCATGTCAGCTTCATCTGATAGTGGAGCAAACTTGAACTCAATGTCATTGTCGATGCTCCCATAAAGATTAAGCTGAATGACTTCAAGAATCTTTTGCATGTTATCGCTGAACATCTGCTCTTGAAGGGATGCTATGTTGTCGTAGTGGTTCTTCATGTCGCTTTCGCCAGTCGCATTGAATCCAGCAGGTGACATGCCCCACATCTTCGTAGCAGGTTCATTGAACATCGCGGCAACGTATTCCATTGCCTGCCTTACAATGTCGATAACCCCTGAAAGAGTGTTATTAAAAATAGCCATGTCTTCGGTGTCTTTATCGATAACAGCCATTCCTTCATAGTCCCAGTTGTTGACAAAATATTGGCAACGGTTTTTCAGATCAAGGTCGCCCCCGCCTGTCAATACATCCTGCATGTCAGTTTTCAAAATGACAAGACTGACTTTCTTGAGCAGCTTACTTGCGCTCTCCCTGTCTGCGGTGTAGTGACTGACTGCATCAAGAACCTTTTGTGACAATGACATGCCAAAAAAGTTGTAAGCAGGTTTCAGCATATCTTCCATCTCGCTTTCGCGGAAAAAGAGGAATCTGCTTGAGTGGACGGGAACGCCTTGAACATACCATACAGACGGCTTATAGTAGTTTTGTGATAATGGGTTGGTAGCGTTATATACGCCGGGATAAACCGTATATGGGTCTATTAACTTAAAGCCTTTCAGTGAGCCAATAGGGAACGTCCTAGCATCGAATATAAGCGGATTAACCAGCTCGCTAGTTTCTTCTCCAGTGTCAATAAAAAGAAGGCAGCCTCCGAGATACCCATTCTTTTCAGCTGCCATCCTAAATAGCTTCTTGATTTTAAACTTTACCAATGCACGCGAAATTTCATTGATTGAGTCATTATCTTCGTTGGCATTTTCCCCTGTCCTAACCACTTCCCCCCACTTACGAGTCATTTCTTTGGCTCTCATCTCAACGCCGCTTCGAATGAGTGGATTTTGGGATAAGCCTGTCAACATCGTGTAGCCGGGGAACGATGGTAGCCCTTCCTCTGATATGCCTTCAATCGTATGCGAAAGCAATGTCCGTACAGGGGCAAAGCATTCATCCATTGCCATTTTCTGCTTCCTGCTGAAATCAGGCTTGCCAATCGTGTCCGGAATTTGATACTTTTCAATCCTTGTATTAAATGCGCCATCCTTGCCCGGTTTAGTCCATCGTGACAAAATGTCAAATCGAATTTTCACTTTCTCACCCCTGTTTCTTTATCTCAAAATAATTGGATTGATTTTTATGCCTGTCCGGTTCATCTTTTCAATAACACCGGTCAGAGCATCCTCTGCGTCATCATGGGCGTTTTTTCCTTCCCTTTGGAACTTGTGAAGGTGGTCATAGAATTCCGTCCACTTGTCCTGCCAGTTGGCAGGAAAGAAAATATGATCCATAACTGCTGTACTATTTGAGAGTATCCTTGCCCTTTTGTTTTCGCCTTGGTGAAACCAACAAATCTTACAACGATGGTAGTGATAGGTTTCTTTAAGTTGCTTCTCTACAGCTCTTGCGAAACCTCGTCCACCGTTGTTTGATTCAATGTCGGCTATTCGGACACTAAAAGAAGCGAGGCGTTTTGCCGTCTCGCTCTCTGTGTATTCCATGGGATTCTGCGTGTATAGAACATCTAAAACATAGGCATCGTTTTCGTAAACACCATAGATGATATTACAAAGGTAGTCGCTGCCTTCGTCGGCAGTATCGCAATAGGATTTGATTGAGGTAAACAACGGATAGCCAGTCATGTCTCTAGGCACATCCGTATAGGTTTTGAACGATGTATATAAACGCCCTTTGATGTCGATAGGTTCTTGTTGATAGTTAGCTGACCAAATATCCAATCCCATGAGCCGCTTCTTTTGGTCACAACTTTCTTTTGACAAAATGGACTCACATAGCATCGATCCGTCTTTTTGAACGGCGGTGTAATTGATATGTTCAATCTGTTCAGGCTTGAAATAATCAAGCACTCTTCCTGCGAGGTCATCGCTTGCCCACCGTGTCATGATGACGATAATCTTTCCGCCTTCTTCTAGGCGGGAAAGCATAGTATTCGTAAACCAATCCCAGTGCTTTTCTTTTACCATGTCGCTATACGCTTCTTGCGAGGACTTTATTAAATCGTCAATAACGAGATAGTCAGCACCGAATCCCGTAGCAGACCCTTGCGGAGATGTAGCGAGATAAGAATTGTAATACCCATCAATGCTCCAAAGGTTCATTGCTCCGTCGCCACTTTTGATTTTTACATCGGGAAATACATCACTATATACTATCTTATCCGCATCGCCCTTGATTTCTGAAATGTCATCACGAACTAGCTTGGAAAACCTCGTCGAAAGAATATCATTGTATGAACCCATCATAATCTTTTTGTCAGGGTAGTTACCTAGTAGCCATTCAATAAAATGGGACGCAGTAAAGCTCTTTCCGTGGCGCGGCGGCATATTTACTACCATTGCTTTTTTATCCGACTTTGTAAACTCTTGTAGTTTCTCGCAAAATTCTTTGAGGTGTGTCCTTTCAGGACTGTAGAATTTAGGATTTTTTACACGACAATAGAACCACAAAAAGCGCCTACATGCTTCGGTCTTAAAGTCGTAAACGCCTTGTGCTTCGTTCATCATTTTTAGCTTCCTTTCTCGTCTAGAATTTTGTTCATTACCGCTTTGAGTTCTTCATCAGACAAGTGGCTGGCTGCATTTTCTCTATGTTGTGTTTCAATGTTTCCACCGATTGTTAATTTTTCGATGTATCCACGCTTCTTGCCCCTACACTTCAAAAAAAATATAATAGCCGTCATGTTACCCTTTTGAACGGCTTCGAAAAGTTTGACTTCACCTAAATCCAAAAGTTTTTCTACGCCACGACCTGCTGCCTCTTTAAGTTTTGGGTTTCTTTTCATTCTTCCCGAAATGCTGCTTCGAGCGTATATAATCCCCTTGTTTTTTCTAAGCCAAACACTAGCCGCCTCTTGCACACCACCACTATTTTCGAGAGCTTCTTCCA